GGGCGGGCCCAAGTCAGGCGTTCGGGGCAACCCCAGGGTTCGGCTTCGGCATGTTCGGGAGCCAGAGCCCAGCCACAGGCGCATTGGATGCTCAGAGCGGCGCACTGGCAAGGGCGTTCTTCGGCGGGATCACTGGAATGGCCCCCGGTCCCTTCACGGGTCAAATAGGGAGCCAGGGCATCTCTGCGCTCAGTGGGATGGCTGGGCCCCAAACGGTGAACTTGGGGATGGAAGCACCAGGGACTCGTGTGTCAGATGTTGCCCCCTTTGCGACATACGCGATTCCCACGGCAGACCCAAATGTATTCAACCTCACGTTCCCGGCTAACCCCGTGCAGTCACTCGGGGAACGTGCATTCGCCCTCTTGATGTCGCAACCGAATATGGACATCAGTACCGCGAAGAATCTTGCCCAGCAGATCACTGGGTACATCTCAGGGACCTCGTTGTCTCAGCCCAGTAACATCACTAGCAATGACCAACTCGCGTCACTCCAAGAAGGGCAGCGGTTTGCCACGGTGATGGATGAAGCCCCGTACGCCCCCCTTGACCCAACCGCGCGGGTTGTGGATGCCATGCTGACGGCAAACGCGAGGGGGGTTGGGATCTTCGGCGCTGCCCCGCAAACTCAAGCAAACGCATTCGACCCAGTTGCGGCTATCGCAGCCAATATGGCCGCCGTCGGGAACACGGGGCAGACCGTAAGCCAGGCGCTCGGTCTTGGAGCCGTGAACCCGCTCGGGTTTGGGGTTCAGTCTCTTACTGGGTTACAGGGGTTGGCGGCATCATTGGGGCTCAATAACCCAAGCGCACAGGCGTTGTCCGACCTCTCGCAAGTAAAAACACTCCACGGCTTGCGAGCCTTCTCCGCAATGCACCCGCCGGATACGCCTCCTGCACGAGCCGCACTAAGTACACAGGGTCTTCCTGGCCAAGGGACAGGGGATGTCGCAGGCCAGATGGGAATGGCTCCCGCAGACCCAACTGGCGGACTCCAAGCCATGCAGGACGCGATCAACGCTTTAGGTGGTCAAACGGCCCCTGGGTTGGCGGACCCGAATGATGTGGGCCTTGCCGCCGAGGCGGCTGGTCAAGCGGATGCTGCGGCGGCTGCTGCGGCTGCTGCAAATGACGTCGGGCTTGCGGCCGAGGCGGCTGGAATGGGGGATACCGGCGGCGTTGCGGGCGACACAGGTGGGGTTGGCCCTGATGGCGGCGAGTGGTGATCGACCTCGCGGAACTCTCCACCATGTCCCAGGACGCCATCCTCACGCGGGCGAAGTCCGATCCTACGTGGCTGGACGAAATGGAGAACGGTCTGCGGGACATTGCTACCACGGACCGGCAGGCTACACAACTCGCCTACTACACCGTGGCGAACCCCAACGCTATGAACGTGCATCTCTCCACCGCCAAGGAGATCGCACTGGTCGGCGGAAACCGCTCCAGTAAGACCGACACGATGCTGGCCGAGTTGTCGATCCGCATGACCGGGCATATCCCGATGGCCTTGCAGAACGCCTACCCCCGGGAGAAGCTGGCGCAGTTGCCCATTCGGGCCCGCGTAGTCTGTAACTCTCTCACGTCTACGCTCGAACCCGTCATCAAGCCCAAGCTGCGCTGGGACCAGTGGAACGGCGTGGGCGAGCCGTGGCAGAACCGAGGACACTATGGCTGGATTCCTCAGCATTGCCTCGTGGGAGGCACCTGGGACAAAGCCTACTCTGAGAAGTACCGCACTCTTTCTGTCACCGTTGATAACTACTGGCAGAGTTCTAGTGGAGAGCAGATCAGTCTGAGTGGCGTCTCCACCTGCCAGTTCCTCTCCTATGACCAGGAGTTGTCAGACTTCGCGGGGCAGTCGCTTCACTTCGTGGGCCATGACGAGTTACCCCCACAAGACATCTACCGGGAGAATCGCATCCGCACCCTGGACGTTCGTGGTCAACTCATCACCGCCTTCACCCCGCCCGACGAGATCGGCCAGGCGCGTGCGGACGTGGGGTGGTTCTTTGACGAGGTCTACGAACCGGGGCTCTCCCCCAACGCGAAGTTCGAGTCCATCGTTCTGCACACGGAGCGGAACCGCATCCTGTCGGCCAAGGACGTAGCCGACCTGGCCGCGACCATGACCGAGGAGCAGCGGGAGGTCCGCCTGCACGGGAACTTCCTCCACCTCTCAGGCGTCATCTACTCACTCTTCACCCAGCGGGCCGCCTACTGGTGCTTCAAGTGCATGAAGCGGATGACGCCCATGGAAGGGGAGTGCCTGACCTGCCATGGCACGGACTACGCGGACTTCACGCACGTCTGCGATCCGCACCCCATTCCCTCGACGTGGCCCATCATCTTCGTGATCGACCCCCACCCGCGCAAGAAAGACGCGATGGGCTGGTTCGCCATTACCCCCTCGGATGACATCGTGCTCGTGGCCGAGTTGGAAGTGGACGGTACCGCGCTGGACGTGAAGCGGGCCGTGGATACCATGGAGCGCGAGCAGCATTTCAACATCGTACGTCGCCTGATGGACCCCAATATCGCCACGGAGACCAATGACAAGTTGCAGCGGGGGTGGAACTTCCGCCGGGCCTACGACGAGGTGGACCTACGCTGTGACCTCGCTACTGATGACATCAACGCAGGCATCCAGAACGTTCAGGGGCTCCTGCGCCCCGACCCCTTCACCCGCCGCCCCAGGTTCCGTGTCTTCAACACATGCCCCAAGTTCATCTACGGGATGACCCACTGGTCCTGGGATGAGTGGACCCGCGCGGGCGACCGTGAGCCCAAGGAGAAGGTCAGGGACCGGGCGAAGGACTTCCCGGACTTGATCCGCTACCTGGCGAACGACCACCCGTCGTTCATGCGCTATCGTTCAGGCAACGGTGTCGTTCATACGTGGGGTAGAAGCCGATAATGTCGCCAGGGCGCTGCCATGCGTGAGGACTGGGCTAGGATCTATGGGGACACGCGAGCCGCTGTCCTCCCGGGCCCCCCTCGGCACTCGACTCCGTATGTCGCTGACCCCAAGTGCCCGGGGCATTGCTCGGGCAAGCACTCGGTGGATGGGGTCATCAGGTGTGATAAGTGCGGAGGCATCGCCTACCAAGTCTGGTCGCACGAGTGGCCGTGGACGGAAGGGCACAACTGGACAGAGGTGCGTCCGGTGAACCAGGCTCCGATCTACGAGCGGTTCGGTCCCGCCACAATCTGCCCCCTCTGCAAGGGGTTCATGGCGCGACGGTGAGGGTCATTGACGTGGTCGCGGCATGCTTTCCCGAGCTTTCCCGGTCAGAGATTAAGCGGTTGATCCGGGCTGGCGCTGTGGACATATGGTGTGATCGGGGGCACCCACTGAAGCAATACCCTGACCACCGCTTCCTGCGCTGTGAGTGTGATGGCTGACATCAACGATTCTCCGATTGCTCCAACCGAGGGACCTGAGATCCCCGTTGGCGGGGAGCAGAAGCCCCGCCGTCGGCGTCGTTCTCTCGCTATCGACGTAGAACAGGTCTCCCATGGCGTCAAGGACCGCGTAGACCATGCGCGGAACGAGCGGGCAGACTGGATGGAACTCCGCTTGACCCGCTACGCCAAGTTGCGGGGGTGGCGACAAGATCAGACGCTCATGTACGAGGACGCGCACAACGAGCACGTCCCGATGATCGCTGCGAACTCGCTCCGTGTGCAGGCGGGACTCTTCAACGCCGTCCTGGGTAACCACCCCGTCATGCAAGGCGATACGCTTCGGCGGGACCGCAAGGAGGCCGCCGAGGCAGCCGCCAACCTCGTGGAATACCAGTTCATGGTCGAGGCAGACGGGGAAAGCAAGGTAGAGGAGGCTGTGCAGTCCTTCGTGGACGATGGCACGGTCATCTCCTACCAGCCATGGGTCAAGGAGCAACGGAAGTACGTAGACGTGCGAACCCTTGATGCTCCCAGCCCTGAGATCAGCATGGCCCAGTACATGATGACCACGCTCCCGGACATGATCGAGGGTGCGACGGAACTCATTGATGAGACGGCGGACGGCTACCACTGGACCGTCAAGCGTCCCCACCCAAACGGGGGCGGTGAGCAGGAGATCGAGGTCAGTATCTACGAGCGGGACGATGAGCGCCTGGACGCGGAACTACGTTGGAAAGCGACGGTGTTCGACGGGCCCCAGTGCATCGTGCACCGCCTGGAGGACGTGGTCGTCCCCCTTCGGTGCCAGAACCTCCAACCCGTCACTCCGTACAATCCGTACGGTGCGCCATGGGTGGCTCGGCTGGTGCGGGTCAACCTCGACTCCATCAAGCGCCGGATGACGGACAAGACCTACGACCTGCTCACGCAAGAGGAGTTCGACGAGATCGTGGCGTCTGCGAAGGTTCGTGCGCATCAGGACCTTACCCATGACGAGGACAAGATCACTGAGCACAAGGAGTCCCAGGCTGGCTTTGTCACCGACTGGGCTGGGCTGGCCGAAGAGTTCCAGTGGGTGACGATGATCGAGTGGTACGGCGGATGGGTGGTGAATGAGGACGGGTTGGAAGAGGAAGTGATCTTCTGGGTCGTGGAGGAAACTGGGAGCGTCTGCCGGGCCCGGTATCTGACGGAGCAGTTCCCCG